GTAACCTCTAAAAGTGATAACCTTACTCATGCCCCGGCCTGCTGCGCTAACCGATCCCCGTAAGTATCCCCCTGGGCGTCAATCTCCTTATCAATCGCCGTCATCACCGACGGCGAGGTATCGTTACCCAAAATCTGCTTGGCCAGGCGTTTTTTCAGCGCCTTGTCAAACTCGCTCCCCATACCCAGACTGACCGAATCCATTGCGGTGGCTATCGCCTGTTGCAAATCTGTCAAATTAAAATCGTTCGGATAAGCGATATTGCCGCTAAAAGTCTGACCCTGCCACAAATACACCAGGTCGGCGATTTCATTCTCAGCGGTCTCTGCCATCTCGCTCATACCGCGCAAAGAGCTGTTGGCTTCCTGGAAATGGAATGACAGCGCGACACCGCTTTGCTGCACGCCGCCGACAAACTCCAGATTGGCAACCCGGTAAATATCCTCAATCGTCGCGGCGATCTGCTTCATGTACAAATCAACCGGATCGGGCGGCGGCGCGACAAATCCGGGTTTACCGCCGCCTGCCGGATTATACGAAATCGCATTTTCAGTACCGACGGTCATGTCATTCAGCTTCTGGGCTTCGGCCGGATCATTAACCGGTATGGCGAGTATCGCAAACGTTTGCGACCGGAACAGCTCGCGCAGCTCAGAACGCTGGTTGTATAAATCCCAGTTCAGGTTGGCCAGATCATAAACCCAGCTTTGTGATTTGCTGTCAGTCGGATTCAGCGGTTTAGCGATATGCAGCCGCACCACCGGCACCCGGCCCAGCTTGTAATCGCCTTGTTCGGCTTTGCCATCCTTGATAACTACCTCATTACCCTCAAGATCTTTGGTTAACTTCCAGCCGGTACGGGTAAAGGTGCGATAAACCGTATCGGAGCCGTTCTGCTCGCTAAACGTCACCGAGGTCCAAGCGCCGACGTTATCCTTTTGCTCGCCGACCAATTGACCGGGCAAGCGCAAGGCCAGATAAGGCAGGGACTGGTTAGCCTTGGTCGGGCCTTGGGTTTTGGGTTTATCGACAATGATATACACAGTGCCAAGGATCATCGCCAAGCGTTGATAGGTAAACAGCAAACTATCCAGCTTGGTGCCTGCGCCGTTGGCGTTGCCTGTAAATTGGGTATACAGTTCGTCAACCTCGCGGCTTGGCGCTTGTTTCCACAAAAATCCCATCATCACATCGACGATTTTTCGGGTGAAATTGGGATAAACGGCCAGCTCTTTGCGCCGATCCAGCTTTGCGGTCGATTCGCGCGGGTGTGCAATCAGGTATTCGCCGGTCGCAAAGCCGCCCTGGCCGGAGTAGGCGTCGAGTAAAAATTGATCGGAAGTGCGGTTTACAGCCACGGCAAACTCCAGGCCCGATAATCGGCCTTTTTCTTGTTAGGGTTACGTTTCCAAAACAGGTACTGCGACATCGAGTCAACCTGATCGTCATGTTTAACGGCCGGAAAATTGGTGCATTCGTTCTCGAACTCGGCCGACCAAGGCACGGTATGCTCGTCAGGCAGCCAGACTCGGCCAGACTCAATAGCCGATGATTCCACGCTCATCCGTGTGACTTTGTCGCCTTCCGGTTCGATCATAATCACGCTGTATCCGGGCAACTCTTTCAATTCCTGGCCTAAAGCCGTGCCGTGTCCTTTGTCCTCGATCAGAATCGCACTCGGGTTCCAGCGCTTCTTTTGTTCGATTGCAGCCCGCTTGAGCTTTGGGTATTCCAGCTTTTCCCGGTACACATCCAGTAAATAATCATCGCCTTCTTCAGTCTCGCCCCAGGTCGTGCAAACGTTGTAATCGTTTTTCAGCGCCGCTTTTTGCGCGGTGTCCCAACTCTGCACAATCCGGGTAAAGCGCGGCTTGTAGCGGTAGCGCTTAAACCAAGTAATATTGATAATATCGCCTTCAACCGCCGCCGGACGGCCCTGGTACAGCGAGTAATAACTGCGGCCCAGGATCGTCCTCAGCTTAGCCAGCGCGGCTTCGTTAAACCGGGCCGGACATAAAGCCGCGCCGACCGGTCGCCCCAACGGATCACCGTATTCGGCTTCAGCGGCCAGGTTAATAACTTCAAAATCATCGGCAAAGTCGCTCTTCAGGATGCGGCCGACCAGGTCGTCTTCGTGCCAGCGGGTCATAATGATGATCATCACGCCACCGGGTTCCAGCCGGGTAAAAATGTCGTCGGTAAACCAGTCCCATATTTTTTCCCGATAGGTTTCCGAGTTGGCTTCTTCGCGGGACTTGACCGGATCGTCAATAATGATCAGGTTGGCACCGTGACCGGTAACCCCGCCGCCAGCACCGACCGCACGCAGACCGCCGCCTTCTGAGGTTTCCCATTCGCTGGTAGTATTGGCATCTTTCGCTAAGGCCATGCGCGGTGCAGCAATGCGCCGAGTCTTCCTGCTGAACTTTAACGATAAAGCGGCGTTATAGGCCCCAACAATGGTGCGCAACTTCGGCCAGCGTTCCATCAAATACGCGGGATAACGCACCGTCACCTGTTCGGATTTACCGTGCCTCGGCGGCACCGATAAGATCAAATGACGGGGCTTGTGGTCCGAAACCTCGCCTCGTAGTGACTGCTCCAGCATATCGTTGATCGGCTCAAGCCGGGATCGGATATAAGCCAAATGCGGCCAATCCCACCGGAACTCGGGACTGGCCTGACGGCACCACTCGCCAAAAGACAGCGCTGTACTGTTTTCGCCGTTCTCGGCCTCGGCCAGGACAGCTTCGGCGATATCCGAAACTTCGCCTAAAAACTCTTTGCGGACGCGTTTAGCCATTGGCCAACATTTCAGCAAACGGCTTTAAAACCACGGCGAAGGCTTTTTTCATATCCGGGAACTTCTCGGCAATAAAATCCCGCAGGCGTTTAATCACGTCCATCCGGGCCTTGTACACGGCCTCTTCGAGTTCGGCCTTGTATTTTTGCGAGGCAATCTCAACCCGGCCCAGATCGGCCAGCGCTTTGGCGATCTTCGCGGTCGTCTCAGCCATCTGGTAAGGATTGTCGTCAGACTCTTCCGCTTCCCTCAATGCGGATGACAAGCGCAACAGCCGGGTTTGCAAGGTGCGGATGGTCGCATCGCGCACCACGCCTTCGGTATCTTCGTTATTAGCCATCGCGATCTTGGCAATGCGATAAGTCTGATTCGCCTCAGCCATATCGCGCTCGAAGCTTTCCTGAAACGATTTGCCGTAGCGGTTGGCCGCCATCACCGACACTTTCATGTCGATACCTTCAGCCTTCAACCGATCATTAAGCCAATCGGTCAGCCCCTGGTAATCGCTAAAGCCGCCCGCGACAAGCTCGGCCTCGAACTCTTCGCGGATTTTGGCCGGGACCTGGGTTTTAATCTTGGATCGGCGGCCCATGACTACCCGCCAAACGGCAACGGCCGCGCGATGCCCGGCACCTCAACCACGCCTTGCGCAATCTCCAATCCGGCAGGCGTCAGCACGGCAATATGCACACCGCCGGAGGTCCGGTCAACAATCGCATCCGCATTGTTTTCCAGCCAGGCCAGCTCGATATGCAGGTTATCCCGACTCAAAGTAAACCCTTGTTCGCGCAACGCTTTCAGCACCGTTTCCTGGTGGGCTTGATATTGCGCTTGCCGCTCTAAGATCAGCAAAATCAGC